TCAGGCCACTCAATTACTTCGCAGACAATCTCTTCACCAGATGATAATTTAAACTGTTTGATTTCCATTATTCTATATTCACCTGCTTAATATTAAAGTTAAATTGCTCTTTTTTGTATATCTTTACGCGCTCAAAACAATGTAGCAGTGTAAAGTTTTTATGGGTTCTCCAATGAAGGTCGTCAGCTATATCAAACAGCTTAGTAGTACTTCCATCATCAGATTTACGTAAACCTCGACCAATAGACTGCAAAACTTTAATCTGCGATTTGCTTGGAGATGCAAACACAATGTTGTGGAGGTTTCTTATATTTATCCCTGTAGAAAACGTGCCCATTGACGCTACAATCACAGCATCCTTTTGAGTCTCTACAATACGACGAATAGCTTCACGATCCTCAGTATCAACTTCACCAGAGACGTAGAATATCTGTCTTCCTTGCTCAGCCTTATCTCTAATCAGATCCACCAGAACCTTTCCGTGCTTCTCAACACGGTGGAACAGTACAAGTGTGTTGCCAGTCTGAGACAAAGCTAGATTACGGATAAACTTATTGCGTTTCTCATGCTTAACAATAAAGTCAATCTCTTCTTGGTATGTCTTGGATCCAAATGCTTGTCTGGTTTCTTCACTATAGAGTAGGTTGAGCACGGTGATATCTAATGGAGCTAGTGTTCCATCATCCTGCAGTTTCTTTGTGGCTGTCACTTGATATACGGGGCCAAATAAGCCCTCCAGTACTAACTTGTGCGTCTGGGTCCCATCTAACGTACCAGTAAGTCCAAAGCGGTATTTTGCTTCTGTAGACTTGTTCATAATAGACGAAAGAGACTTCGACTTGAAGCCGTGACACTCGTCGCCAATCACACCATCAAACTGTTCAAACCAAGCCTTTGGAAATTTATAGATCGACTGCCACGTTGAAATGATCACACGCTTCTTGGTAGTCTTATCCTTACCAGAATAGATCTTGTGAACCTTCTCACCATCCCAACCATAGTCGACAAAGTCTTTGTGCATCTGTTCAACCAGTGAAGTAGTTGGAACGATGATCAGCACCTTACCCTTCTCAGCTCCAATAATGAAACGAGTCAAGCAATACGCGATTAACGACTTGCCAGACCCCGTAGGACTAACGAAAACACCGCGTCTTCTGTTCACAGCGGTGCTGATAGCATCGTGCTGATAGTCACGCACTTCATACGGCAATTTTAGGTGCTCATAGAGCTGCTTTAGGAAGTCGTCTTCTATCTGAGCTTTGGGGATAGGAAAGCCGTAGTCAGTCTCTTCGATGTCAACTGTGTAACCGTGATTCTTACAGAACTCTATTAGATAGACAAACAAGCCAGCATTAAGCTCACCCTGCAGAGCGTTGAACAGTCTAATCTTACCGTCCCACGCTTTGTTCTTGTATGCTGGCATAAACTTGTAGCCAGGTACGAAAAAAGAGAAATAGTCGCTCAATTCAGCGGCTATTCCTCTTTCACAAGAAACACTCAACATACTATAGTCTTTTAGACCTACGGTAATGTCACTCATCAACCCCCACTTTCAAATTGCTTCCACTTGATGATATTGCCAATCGTCTGGTGGCGCCATTTGATATTTTCCATAATGTCACTTAGTGTATCTATAATGGTTTTCCAGTATGCAATTTTCTCGATAGATTGCTGGATCTCTGGGTCAGAGTCGTAGTAGTAATCCATATCACCTTTGAGGATCTTGAGTCCGTCGAAGGGATCTGCAACCCAACCCTTCTTATCAAGCTGGTCACGATCCATCTTACCGTTGTAATAAAGCCACTTGTCACGAAGCAGATTCTTCTGCTCGAACTCAGCCTTCTTGTACATCATCTTAGCTTCTGATAGAAGGTGCAGATACTTCGAATGGAGCACAGGAGTCTGCTGCGATGCTTCATCTAGCTTGCCACCGATAACACAGTCTTGCTTCCACATACTGTGGATTAAATTCAATTCTTTCATAACGAACCCTAGTTGTTAGACTACTTTAAAGTAAGAAAACTGGAAAGTCACATTGAAGGTTAGGAACTGGACGTCTTGTGTTGTAGCTTCAAACTCAATACCACCCACATCTGTTGGCACACAATCGATGTATCTAATAGCCTTTACCTGATTATTCTGGCTATTCAATATTGATACTGTGATATCCACAGCTGTTGGAAATTCCTCGTCTACAACGATAGATCTTGTGGTATTGTTCTCTGTGACTAGACGCTGAACCCAATCATAGATCTCGGTATATGACTGCATGTTTTCATCAACAATAATTCTAGCACTAAGTGTGCCATAAGTCAACTTGTCACCTGCTACATGCAGATTAACGCGTCGAAATGGTATTTCTGCGGCTGTGATGTTGACTTCTGGATGAGATACAGTCTGTGCAAAGTACTCTAGGTTGCCAAACTTCTTGCGGTCTATAACCAACTTGAACGCTGTTGGCTGTAAGTAGTTGATATTTGTAGTCAGCTCTGCCATGAAAAAAATCCAAAATAATTTGTTTCTTCTATTTATACCTGTTGACTTTACTGTGATCAAGCACTATATCTATAGTATAGAAAAGAGGAACACGACCATGATGACCTTCAAAGCTATCAACGAGACCACCGCAGTTGCAACGAACTCGCTCCGCAAAGTTGAGATTGTTCGCCAAGTGAGCAACAAGTTTGATCGTAATGAGTGGATGGTTTACACTCCCAACGGCCGTCTGCTTGATGATATCAAAGTTGCTGGTCCGTTTGAGAGCTTTGAGCGTGCAAAGCGTGATGCTGAATGCACTGTAGGTATGGCAATGAACTGGAGTGACTTCTAATGACTGCTGCAATTATCCCTGTTGTCTTTTTGGTAGTAATCGTGTTTGCTGGTGCTATCATCGAAACCTTCCTTGAGGAGAAGAACTAATGACTTTTAGCGAATACTTCAACAACATCATCAAGTTTATTGTACTTGTTGTTACTGTGATTGCGTTAGACCATCCTGAAAAGATTGGTCAATGGAAAGCTCGGATGGATATTGGCTACGATTCCGTCTGGTCTGAGTATATTTCAGACTGTGACTGCACAGATGCTCTAGAATAAAAAAGGGCAGCCGAAGCTGCCCAGTTTGTGTTGGGGGTGGTTGATCCACCCCCTATTTTTATACCGATTAGGATACGAGGATGTTGTCCACGCGGAAGATACGGTAGTACTGGTTGGTACGAGCGGTTGCAAGACCGTTTGCTGGGGTAGCACCAACGAATGGGTTGGTAACCATGCCGTAGCGAGTCTTGAAGCCGATCTTTGGCTGGAAGTCATCTTCACCAACAGCACGAACCATGGTCAATGGAACGTATGGGCAGTAGAAGAGACCAGCGTCATAGGCGTTTGAACCCTTGTAACCAACAGTGATGAAGTCAGAGACTGCATATGGGTCGATGTACACGCGGAGCTTGCCGTTAAGCACACCAGCGAAGGTGTTGCCGGTGTCGTCAACGTTTAGGTTGGTTGAAAGAGCTGGAGCGTAGTCAAGAGCACCAGAAGCTGCAAGAGCAGAAGCAACATCGCTTGAGCAAAGGATGAAGTTACCCTTACCACGACGAGTTTCTTTTGCAATTACGTTTGCTTCACGGTCAAGCTGGAATAGAAGACCCTTGAACTTTTCAACTGACCAACGGCCGTCAGCATCGACTGAAAGGTTGAAGATACCGCGGTTCTGAAGAGCTGATTGCTGAGCACCAGTCTTAGCTTGGCTGTTGATTGTACGAATAACTTCACGGTTGATTTCCGCAAGGATTTCAGTCTGAAGGATATTCGCAAGTTCGGTTTCAGCGTCAAGACCGTGAATTGCTTTAAGGTCCTGTGCCAATTCCATTGAGTATTCAGCCTTTAGCGCGCGTGAACGTGCGGTAACGGTTGCTTTTTCAATGGTGAAGCCCATGTTGCGGAATGCACCAGCGTCTTCCGCCTTAGCGGTGTTCATACCTTGTGCGAATGCTGGGTTACCAGAACGCTCGCCGTTGATGTTGCTGTCTGAACCACCGGTTAGACCGTATAGACCAGCTGGATCTGAGTCTTGTGCGGAGTCAGAGTTACCGGAGAATGCAGTGTTAGCTTCGTTGAAGAGAGCTTCGGTGTTTGCAGTTGTACCAGCTGTGTAGCGTGACTTCATTGCGAAGATCAAGCCAGTTGGACCAGTCATTGGCTGAACGCCGCAGAGATCGTATGCAATCATGTTAGGCATTGCACGACGAACTAGGGAGATCAGAACTGGATCCCAGTTAGCTACAGAAGCGTTACCAACAGATGTTGCTGGGGATTCTGATAGATAACCCATTTGTGAACGCTCTTCGCGAAGAGCCTTTTCTGTGTTCTCAAGAACAACAGCGGTTACTGAGCGGCGGTGAGAATCTTTGATTGCGCCAGCAGTTTCTTCATTAAGAACTGGGGCCCACTTCTTCACCAAATTGTCGTAAGATTCCATCATTTGAGAGGACTCCTTAGTTATTTGATTTACGGATTGCTTTGAGGTACTGAGCCATTGTGCCAGATACTTCTTCTGATAGATCAGTTTCAGTGTCTTCTACAATAGTTGGCGCAGCGGTTTTCTTAGAGAAGTATGATTCTTTGATGGTCTTTACTTTTGCAGCAAATGATGACTCATCCTCGAATGCAATTCCTTCTGCGAGGGATGCTAACTTAGCAACTTGAGTTTCTGCTAGGTCACGTGAAGCTTCACGAATCACTGATTCGCGCTTGTATGATTCTAGCTCTTCTGCAAGTTTGATGCTCTTAGCTACAGCGCCATTGAGTTGCTCTTCGAGCTCGTCGTTAGCTGCTGAAAGTTCGTCGACTAGGTCAACTTTGGATTCTGGTACATCAACATAAGACTCTACGAATAGATCCTTTAGTTTTGCCATGAAGGTTTCAGCAATCTCAGTACGAAGACCTGCTTGTACTGCGAGCTTGTTTTCTTCCATCCAAGTTTCTACCACGTAGTTGAGGTAGCTATCAACCTTCTCTACAAGCTCTGCCTTGTGAGCAGCAACTTCTTCTTGTAGTTCGGTTGCATATGCTTCTTCCAGACGATCAATTTCTTCTGAAAGTTTGCTCTTGACCGCAGCTTCAAAGATAATAGCTGTTTTGGACTTGAACTCTTCGGAAAGAGTAGCCTCAGATTCGACCAACGCATTAAGGTCAGCAGTAAAGTCGATGTTAACATCGACGGTACGTGCTTCGGCAATAGCAGCTTCATCAGCTACTTCATCCATAAGACGAGAAAGAGCTACAGCAAGTTCTTCTGTTTTAAGAGAAGACATATACTCATAGCCTGCGTTAATCATGCCAGCTTTAGACTTTGGCATTGGTTCGCTGTTTGACTTGTCGCCCTTGCGAGATTTAGCAGTTGGACCTGCCTTCTCTGCAGCTTTGACTGAGTCAACAGATTGCTGTTCAGCATTTTTAGGATCGTGAGCTTCAACTACATCGTTGTCATCGAGCTCAACATCCTGAACATTTTTATCAGTCATGTTAGACTCCTATATTGGATTTTTTCAGCAACGAGAGGAAATTCTTGAACTCACGAGCCTGGGCCTCGTAAAGACCCTTACGTGGAGCTTTCTTAATTTCAGTCTCCATTTTTTCAATTACTTGAGGTTGAATAATGCCGTTATTCCAAACCCACTCTACACCTTCCATGATTCCATTTACGAAGGCTGTTGGTGCAGATGGATCTTGCACAATATCAACTGTGCTAAGAATAAAGTCGTCTTTAACGTACATCACGCCATTCTTTTCCTCAAGGCTACCCATACCACGAGTTGACACGCCTAGACGAACACCCCCATCAAGAAGACCTTTTACAATCATTCCCATTGGAGTCTCTAGAATACGTGCTTTACCCACAATATCGTTACCCTGCCATTGCAAGTTTTCGATAATGTGGGAAACCTTGTCAAGGTTAATCGAAGGGCCTTCTGGGTGATTTAATTCACCAACAGCGCGCTTCGTGTTAACCATTTCAGTAACATACTTACCTACTGCCTTCTCCATTACTGGCTTAGGATAGATACGTCCGTTACGATTTCTTTGTTCTGATTGCGCAAAGATACCTTCGATGAAGTGATTCTTACCACCGCCAGCCTTAGCTTCGGTGATCACTTCGATCTCGTTCTCTACATATTCAGCAATCAGCTTCATTGTTTTACCTTTAACTGTTTAATGAACTCAGTTGCAAATTTGGTAGCTTGCTGTTCGTTTGGATAAACGTCTAACAAGTCTCCCTCTATATTAACAGCTACACCCGCTTTGACCTTTTGGAATTCAACTTTCATTCCATCGATCTTTTTTACAGTAGGTTTTACCTGTCTAATTGATGCAAAAGTTTTCATTAATTTCTCATTTAGAATTATTTATAAAAGTTTTATTTTTGAGAAATATTATTCCTCATCGTCTTCTTCATCAATGATTTGTTCGATTTCTTCGTCAGAAATTTCTTCTAGATCTTCATCTTCTTCATCGTTAAACATAACACCAGCAACCTTGATCTTTTCTTGATCAAGTGAGTCAGCCAATTTCTGCTGCATAAGTTCGCTGAACATCGGACCTGCTTTTGCAAAGTCTTGGTCCATGACGCTGTTAATTAAGTCTTCAATATTAGTCATAATCTGCTCCCACAGTATATAATTTGTGTAATAGTTATTTATAACACACTAAAATTCTACATTTTCATATGCTTCTTCTGGATTAATAATATTCCTATCTACTAAAGGATCTAAAGGAATTAGCAAGGTTTTTGATACTGTCTGTTTAAGGTTTGCTTGAATACTTTCGTAAGTGCCCCAATACGTATCAGAAGTATCGTCTCCTGGTGGTAAGTATTGATATGTGTTATATCCAGCAGCTTCTGCTATAGAATAAATTTCACTTCTCAATAAGACTCTGTCCCAAATTGCAAAGTGTCCTAAACTTATATTAAATCCAGGTCTATCATCCCAGATTGTGTTTATGTAAAACGTAGTTACGCCACTACCGTCCGTAGGATAGTCTACTATACCTGTAAATCTTAAAACACCATTTACATAAATTTTTTCTTTAACTATGCCCGAAATTTCATCCGGGCCTCTCGTAATAGCTATATGGTATACTGTGTTTGAAGAGTAGAAATTTCCAGGGTATATTACGCCATAAGTGTTTACTGAATCAATTCCAGTGCCCGATTCAGAGAGAGTAGAAATATATCTTTCGTTTGGGGCGGTAAATCTTAAAGAAGTTTGGACGTTGCTATTAGAACTCGCGTCACCAAACGCACCTAAAGTGTAAATATACGGGGCAAGAGTATAGTCATTAAAATCTGCCTTCATTTTCATTAAAAAACTAACAGAAGTTGTTGTTGTGGGAACAGTAAAGTTACCTTTAGATGCAGTTCCTTTCCCATCTGTGCCAAATGTAATAAATCTTGCAGCGTCTCCAATAATTAATTCGTCATTGGCTAATGTATAAGTGCCTGATAAAGAAATTGCTCCAGTTGTAGCAGTACCATTCTGAGGAATTGTGGTACCGCTTGTCTGGTTCATTTTCCAATAAATTTCTGGACTTAATCCATTTATTGTAGATTCTACTAACGCATTAGATGGCATTGTTAACCCGTCTGCATAGCAACACCGAAGCCAGTGCCACAGTGGAAAAATGTATATGAATCCCCATTAACGTCAATGTTATCGCCCGTAGCTGCAATATCCGGGGCGGTCCAATATATTGGAACAATACCGGTTATAAACTGAACTGGATAACCTAAACTTCCCATATGAACAAACACAGGAGAAACTTGATATCTAGGAAGGCCTTGTGTATTAATTGATGTTTGTCTTGCAGTAATTGTTGATTGTGCAAAATATCCAGTATTCAAAAGCATTCCTGATGTGGGATCATGAACTCCACTATTCACACCAGTGTTTACGTTATACACGTTAAACGCTGCTGCCATAATTGAGTTGTCTTGAGTTATCGTGTAATTTGTAGGCGCAAGAATTGCTTGTCTTGTAACAATACTAGAGTTACAATGGTTGTACTGTACAAACGGAGCAGTTCCGTAAAAGGTGTGTACATCAGTCTGTGATGTTTCCCAAACCGCAGACAACCCTCTTTGTTCATTAATAAGAGTTATGTGTCTTTCATTTGCAATCAAATGAATAATATCCCCAGCAGCACAACGAGTGCTAATGTTTGTCCCTTCGTTGACTGTTTCTGTATTGGGCCAGAATCCTCTAGGACCTTCGTTTGTTAGTACACCTTGGTCAGTTGCTCCTGAAGCACCAGTTAAGGCAAAGTGTGTGCTAGTAGTAACACTGTTTCGCCAAACAATATTTAAGGCTATGTATTTTAATACTGATGGGTCATAATCTGTCGGCGCGCTAAAAACCAAATTAAAATGAGTATTGGTTGTTGGTAGTGCTGCACCTGCGGCTGCGATTGAAGGTCTATCGTCGGCATTGACACTACCAACATAAGTCCATCCTGCCGGAGTGTCATCTACTATAATTGAAGAAACTGAGCTAAAAGCTTCTAATAAAGAGGTGGACGGAGTCGCACTAGTAATTAACCTTCCAATGTCCCGCATGGCTCTGTATGCCATAATTGACGATCCACCTACAACCAGTTTCGCGTACATATTATTCTCCGATATTTTCTGTAGGAGTATAGAACAATTCAACTTGAGAATGGTTTGGATTTACTTCACAGATGAAGTAAATATCTTTTTCGCTCATAACGTAATTATAACTCAAGGATTGTGAAAACAATATCTGTTCCAAATCGGATCTCTTTCCATTATAGTGATAAATGGTTCTATTTCCAAATATATTTATTAATTCTTCTAATGACATGGTTTATCCAAAGAATGATGTTGTTACTGTGAGTCCATGCCCAGGCTTCGACGAGCCTGTAGCTGTAACATCGTAGAATAAAGAATCCGTTGATGTTATATTAAAGGAAACCGAAGTCGATGAAGCTGTAGTGCCCGTACCTAAAGAAAATGTTCCAAGGGTTGACTCTGCTCCTGCGGCTGTTACTTTTCTTAATCTAACAGTTATGCCACTTCCTGTTGGTGCTGCTGTGACTCCTATACGTCCTGATCTATCAAGCACTGTTAGAGAAACACCATTGATAAGAACGTTTCTGCCAAAATTAATAGGTTTATTTCCATTTACAACAACAACGTTTCTTCCTGGGGATGTAATAGTAGTCTTTAATATTTTAGGAGACACACCTGCAGAAATATTAGATGGCGTTGCATTAGCTATGTTATCAATGTTTGAATACACTGTGCCTGTTGTGTTATCTATGAGAAATTTTCTTGTTCTTCTAGCCATCATTAAACCTCTATAGTCTGTACAACAGCTTTCCAGTCAATTGTATGACCAGATACACCTGTTACATAAACGTTTACTGAATTGTTTGTATCGTCGGCTCTAACGTCAACTAGATAACCAGCATTTGTTCTTGCAACAACAACTTCATATACTGAGCCAATGTCGGTAACAACTCCTGCACTATTTGCAGCTACGCCTCTTACTTCAAACATAGCATAGTCGCCCTGTGTGTCAGTTCGTCTTGCAGCAATTTGTACAATGTAATTAACTGATGTGTTTGTCGCCACTGCAATTCTAGTAGTACCACCAACTAGCAATTCGGTTTCAGTGTTATTATTAGTAGTGGTAGTCAACAGATACTGGTTTGAGAATACATTAGATCCGCTAGATCCCGTATAACCAATAGACCCTTGCGAACCTGTATAACCTATTACGGTTGATGCAGAACCTGTGAAGCCTATATTACCTTGCGAGCCTGTATAACCTATTACGGTTGATGCAGACCCTGTAAAGCCTATATTACCTTGCGAGCCTTGAGAACCTGTGAAGCCAACATCACCTTGAGACCCTTGCGAGCCTGTAAAGCCTATATTACCTTGCGAGCCTGTATAACCTATAACGGTTGATGCAGAACCTGTAAAGCCTATACTGCCTTGTGATCCCGTATATCCTATATTACCTTGCGAGCCTTGTGATCCAGTGTAGCCGACCACAGTTGATGCAGACCCTGTAAATCCAATAACACCCTGAGAGCCCGTATAACCAATAACTGTTGACGCAGATCCAGTGAAACCGGTTGCACCTCGTGAACCTGTATAGCCTTCACCTGTAGATCCATTACTAGAGGAACCGCCCAGTTCATTTATTAGCTTAACAACATCATTTTTACCAAGACCGCCGCCTCCTATAGATGCTAACGATTTATTAACATTGGATCGCCATCTGTTAAAATCATCTTGGGCTTTGGCAACACCCTTTTCAACGATAGGTATAATGTCTGGTATTACAGCATCTTTACCAGGTGGCCCTTGGTCGCCTTTATCGCCTTTATCACCCTTTGGTCCTTGCAGACCATCTTTTCCATCACGCCCGTCTTTACCATCAGTGCCATCTCGGCCGTCATTGCCCTGATCACCTTTGTCACCTTTTGGACCTTGGGCGCCATCAATTCCATTTAAACCGTTGGATCCATCTCGACCGTTTTTACCATCATCGCCTTTTGGACCTCGATCACCTTTGTCACCCTTAGCACCATTATATCCATTGATGCCGTCCTTGCCAGGATCGCCCTTATCGCCCTTTAGACCATCCTTACCATCAACGCCGTCCCGGCCGTCTTTACCATCAACACCATTACGTCCATTCTCACCAGGATCGCCCTTATCACCCTGACGTCCTGGAGCTCCAGGATCACCCTTATCTCCTTTATCGCCCTTGATGCCACGGGGGCCATCTTTACCATCACGACCATTGGAGCCATCGCGGCCAGATGCACCGCGATCGCCCTTAGGACCAGGAATAGATTCAATTAAGGGAGTTTCTTTAAGCTGATCAATCTCTTCGAAGACCTTCTTAAAGTTAAGGGCTACGAGAGCATCGCTGATGGATTTATCCATAACAAACCTTATCTGTTAAGATTTTCAGTCAACGACTTTAACACTTGAAGCTCTGCATCATCTTTTGCAAATGACATTTCTTCTGTTTGTACTGGAGCTTGTCTTTGTGGAAGCTGAGGTGCATTCTGTTCACCAGGCTGAATAATGCTATCATATTCACCTTGGCGACCTTCAACATCCATTTGTTTCTTCATTTGTTTAATGTTGTCGTCATCCATATGTAGCACGTTCTTCATTACCCATTCTCTGGAGAAGTATGTGCCAACATACTGTTGGATCTCATCCATAAGCTGCAGGCGGCCCATTAGAAGTTCGTTATTCTTTAGCTCTGTGAAATGGTTGTCGCGAGCATAGTCAACAACAATATCATTTTTCCATTCATCCCAATCCTCTTGAGTGATAATCTGCTTGAGGATTAATTGCTTCTTGAGAATGTTGTAGAATAGGTGGTTAAACTTTGAACGAAGTCTGTCAATAAACTTTTGGAATGACAATTCATCTCTGGAGATTTCTGTAGAACGGCCAAGAGAGAATTGCGCTTCCTGTTCCAATCTATTGATAGGAACGTTAAGAGATCTGTAGAGTCTCTTCTGGAAGTAAATGATGTCTTCAATCTGGCCGAGGTTTTCACCACCAGCTAGAGTTGTAATCTCTGTTCCTCTGCCACCCTCACGACGTGGGAGCCAGAAGTCTTCAAGCATTGACATATGCTTACGGTCGTCTCTGATAGCACCAGTCTCAGCATCATAAACCAACTTGTTACGATACTTGGCCATAATGCCTTTCATATATTCTTCCGCTTTACCCTTTGGAAGGTTGCCAACATCGATATAGAAGATGCGGCGTTCAGGAGCACGAGCAAGACGATAGATGACCAGTGAGTCTTCCATCATACGAAGCTGGTTGATAGGCTTTAGAGCCTTTTGTAGGTGTGATACAACCTTTTGACGATTCTCATCGAGTAGGCCAGATGTAACATAACTAACAGAGTCAGCGCTGAGCTTAACGCCAGTGTTTGTTTGACCAGGCTTATCTTGATAGATGTAGAACTCATCCACTTTCTCGATAATGGATGCGCCAGTCTGCTGATCTTTTTTCTTTTGGATCTGCTTTACTTTGCGAACCTTGGCAGCATCGATAGGACGGATCTCTTGGATACCAGCTTTGAGGTTCTTCTCGTCAACCACAAGATGATGATACATTCTTCCGTCGATATACCAACGCTTGAACATATCGTGGCCCATTTCTTGGAATGCCATCATTGAAACAATGTTGTCAAATTCCTCAGTCATAGCCTTTTTAATATTGTCAGGAGCTTTTACCTTATCAAGAACAAGAGTCACAGACTGTTCGTTCTCATTAGATACAATTGCTTCATTGACAATATTTTCAATCGCGCCATCAACTTCTGGATGGGTTGATACTGCTCTGTATTGTTTAATTAACTGATGATCATCTTTAACGTTAGTATCACCATTAATATCAACATATGTTCCGTAGTGAGCAGCAGAAGCTGTCACATAGCCCGCACCATCTTCATCGACGGGTGGAACAATTGATGGTAGTAATGGTTTCTCAGTACGTGTAGCACGCTTAATCTGAAAACCAAAAATATTTAAACCTTCATCAGCCATATTAATTCCTAACTAGTGGGGGAAGGGCCGTAGCCCTTCCCTATATTTAGATTAGCTAGTTGTATTGGATTCCCAGTACTGAACTTGGAATTCTACTGTGAATCTTTCAATTTCATTAGCTGTTGCATAACTTAGATCAATCTGTGATACAGCTGTTGGGAAGCAACCACGGAAGTTATACTTCTTAATTGACTTGCCATCTTTATCAAGCTGATCAACAATCAAGTCAGCCTGGTAGTCAACTGGATTAACTAGACCTGTGTTGCTTGAATGACCGTTGATACCATTCATCCAACGTTCCATAGCATTACGGATTTGGAAGTCTGTATCGTTGATGATAGTTACTGTCCAGTTATCGAATGTACGATCACCGGCAATTTTAAGCTCACGACCACGGAAAGGGATTGTGATTGGAGCGATGTTGGAAGCTGGAAGGGCTGCTGCTTCGCAAAGGAACGATGTCAATTCAACATCACCACCAGCATATCCTGGAAAGTTGATTGTTGCTTTGAACAGGTTAGCGCGAGCACCACCACCTCTTAGCTTTGACTTGAAGTCATCTACGCCTAGATTAGCCATTGTGTTATCTCCTTACTAGCGCCGATTATACCAAGCCTACTACTTCTTCAAACTCAACACCTGTTCTTACAGCTACGAAGTTTAGAGTTACGTAGTTGATTGAACGTGCAGGCTTGATGAAGATGTTGGCAATGAATTCATTACGATCAATTACAGCTGGTGTATTGTTTGTTTCGTCGCAGACAACACGGAAGTCTGTGATACCACGGCGGCCCTGTACTTCACGTAGGAAAGGCTCGACAATGTTAACAAACTCGGCACGTGTGAACTCGTCGTTGAATTCAAACATTACGTTTCTTGCTGCGATTGAAATCGCTCTTTCAAGAACCAAGAACAAGCGACGAACGTTGATACGATCGAACGCAGATGGACGGCTCATGTGGGTCTTGTCACCAAATAGAAGCACACCAGATCCTGGAATGTTTGCAATTGGGTTGATACCAGCTTTGTAGAGAGTATCACGCTCAGCTTTAGTTGGTGAGTATGATAGAGCTGTAATACCCAAGTAAGCACCACGGCGCTGGCCAGCTGGTGAATACCATGGAGCATTGTTAAAGTCAGTTGCTGCCATAATACCAGCAGTAGAAGACGCTGCAGGAATAAACACATACTGATCGTTATACTTATCGTAGACTTTTAGATAGTTGTTGTCTACAACAAGGTATGATGAGAAGGTAAAGGTGTTTCCTGTTGTTACTGCAGAAGTAACTGGAGTAGAGCTATTTACAACTGCTGAACGGTTTGGAGAGGTTACAACGATACAATCTTTACGGATGCTGCTAGCAATGGAGAGCATGTCGTTGACAACTGTTGTCTGGTTGCCCTGTGAAGCCATTCCAGGAGCAATCATAAAGTCAACTGTTAGAGTATCAACATCTTCAAAGACATCAAAACCGGTTGCATATTCAGCTGTTGTTAGAGTAGCAGAATCTGCGCCACCAACCATTGAGAAGTTGAACACGCCAGTTGCAGATGCAGAGTATGTTGTACCGCTAGCTGCTGTGCCAGCGTTTGTTAAATCTTGTAGGTCGTAGTCAAACTGTGCAAGCCAGACCCACTGAGACGAGTTGTTGATAACGTCTTTTGCATAGTTTGAAGAGCCATCTGAGGTCTTAGCATCTGATGCAAGAGATAGGTAAGCAAAGCGCTCCAACACCGTGTTTGGAGTACCAGTGATCGAACCATCTTCATCGACAACAACAATATGAACTTCATCGCGAACACCGCTACGAGCTGATGCATAAGCAGAAGTGCCTGGTGCACCGTCGAACGAACCTTTATAAGTCCATCCGGTGAAGTATGCATCACCTGCCACTGCTGGGCATAGGGATACTTTTAGTGAGTTACCAAGAACGCCTGGATAACGTGCAATAAACGCACCAGCGTTGGTTCCACCAGCACTAAAAGAGTCAACCAAGGTCAACCAGTGATCGGAGTTGCGAACAGTGACGTTGGGCGCGCCTGCGTCATTGTTTGAAATAGAGTTGTATGCTGCTGCTGTAGCTTCACGCACAACATACATTGAATTGGAATACTTTAGGAAGTATGCGGCTGACAAGAAGTCAACAGCGGTGGTTGCGGTTGGGGTAGCAAACGTAGCAGCAAGACTCGCTTCTGTGTCGATGAGTGTTGCCTTACGAACTGGGCCCCAGCGGAAGTTTCCTACAAATGCGCCAGTTGTAGATTGAACGTTTGGCACAACGCCAGTTAGATCAATCTCTTTTACGACTACTGCAGGAGACTCAGAAGGAGAAAAAATTGCCATGACTCGTTTCCTTTTAGAGCTATATGATAAGGTTCATAATACGAAATTCAATTATCATTATTTATAAGATCCTTAATTTGACCATTCATTACGCCAGTCTTTGTCAACTGACCATACACTCTTAGGATCTACGATTGGTTCTGGATCCAGATCTAATCCGTCTTCTATGAAACCAAAAGGAACAACATCATCTTCAATCTCTTTCATGCGGTTCTCAAACATAACTTGCTTCAAGTTAATATCTGTTAGCGTAGCAAAAGATGTTTGAACAGCATAGTATCCAAACATGACAAGGTTCATCATTAGGTCGTCGTGGTTGCCTTCTGATGCCTCAAAGCTCTGACCATGAGCAATAAACGTAGACATCTCGAGAATAGTCTGAGCGTCTTGTACATGCAGCTTCTTGTTTTCAACAATATCCTTGATTGCTGAACAGCCAATACGTTTGACCTTCTTATTCATCTCGACGCCAAGTCTAGACTTTACAGCAGACTCCATGTGGACGTTTTCATACTCAAGATCATTGTAGAGACCGTTTAACACTAGACCGCCCTGATCGTTAGCTTCAACAACTACGTATGCTTCATTGTATACGTTGGCATACTTGAAGATGATATCTGGAAACAGCAGTGGTGAGATACGATTGTTTCGATACACAGCCACCTGTTTAAACGGCCGTGTACTGATATCGATTATGTTGAATGTAGAATAGTCTTGGTCTCGACCCTTACTAACGTCTACTGTCATTATATAGTTGTGGTTTTTCTCGGTCTCTTCATAGACAAGAAGAGTGCCACCTTCTAGTATACGCTTTGGGTTGTTAGCTCTTTGCTCAAGTAAGGCCCAAGCAGAGATAAGTGTATCACCAGTGCCGAAGAACGTATTACCAAATTCTTGGTCAAACTGTAGCTGAGAAGTGTTGCCAATTGTTTCTTCTTTCCACTTTTCATCACGACCAGGAACGTCCCACCAATCAACGCGGAATGGTTTAAACTGATTGGTTCCTTGAATAGCACCTTCCCAGATCTTGTGGAACATATTACCAATGCCATTAGCAGTAGAGGTAATAATGACCTTTGTGTCCTTACCAGATGAAATAACGGGGTAGGTTGATGTATAGAATTCTGCTGCACGTTCAACGAATGCAAATTCGTCAAGATAAAGCAAGTTAACAGACATACCACGAATCGATGAGCCAGAAGTAGCTGCAGCAATGATGCGACTGTTGTTAGAGAATTCTATCGAGCCCTTGTTAAGAGCTTTACATCCGGGCTGTAAGAAGAACGGAAGGTTCTCAAGCATCAGTGTAACACGTGCAAGCATTTCGCGAGCAGTTGCACCTTTGTTAGCTAGAACAGCAATTGTTTTATCAGGATGGAAGATGGCAAACCAAAGAAGATAAGCAACTGATGAGATAGACTTACCTGACTGACGACACGCAAGAACAATGTTGAAACGGTTCTCATTGAAGTGACCAAACATCTTTTCCTGATACGGATAAAGATCGAACGGCACTAAACCTCTATCAAGAGAGATAACTTTACAATACTTCTTTGCAAAGTGCGCTGGATCTTGCATGCACCTGGCATACTCCAACACCTGTTCGTGAGTGAATTGTTGTACGATACCATCACGTTTAACGTTGATGTTACCTAAGTATGTGTCATTCATCTTTACGATAGTCGCTTATATCAATCACGTTTGGATCTTTTGGCTTCAGTTGATCCATTAACATTTTCTGTAAATCAGTAGTAGAGCCTACAAACAAGTTGTTATTAGTAACAGGAGTTGATGGTAAACTCAACGGGCTCTTTGCTCTGATATCTTTCTTCTTCTTATGAAGATCGAGAAGGTTGCTAGTAACATCAGCCATCGTCTTCATTGTAGTTGCAAGCACTTCAAACGCACGAGGGTGCTCGGTTGAACGAGCTACTTCCATCATATCATCCATCGCCTCAGAACCTTTGGCTAAGATATCATGATATGTTCGGCGAGCATATTCAAAGTCGTTGTCAACATTGCCATCAGAATCATTCATATTATGCACTATCTATCAAGGTTGTAATTGTTGTTGTGAACCCAAAGTCGCTGTCTGGGCTTGCACCGAAAGGATCCGGAACGACTCTAATGCGTTCTGCAATAACGTCAGAATCGTTCAAACCAATTCCTATAAACCCAACGTTAGCATCAACTTGACGAATAATTTCACCAGTATTGGTTGGTCCATAGAAGTTAATCTTCATTTCAAATTCAAGACTGTAGATGATCGTGCGGCGCTGTTCCATTGCGCCTTCGTAATCATCACTAAATGACACGCTCGAAATTGTAATAGGAACGTCTTCTGTTATAGAAGGATAATCGTCCACTGGTCTAATTGTTATAGTATATTGTGGGCTAAAATATGGTAAAATTTGCTCCACAACTTGTAATGCATCGTCCTGCGACTTAGCATATATGTTAAGCTGGAATGATATAATGTATGGGGTTGGCGCAAAGAATTTTGTCTTCAACGTGTTAGTGCTAGGCAAAATCTTTTGGTTAACTTTAGCCAACTGTCTTGTTGGATCATAGTTAATAGATGTAACTTCAAAAGACATTCTAGGTAGCTTAACAGCAACCTTAGCATCAGTATCCAAATCAGGATTCTCTAACAAACGTTCCATATACTTGCGCTTTGGAGCATATGACAATGGAACCTTAATAGTGCTGTTGCCATCGCCGTTAGCCAATGTTCTCATAATGTATATGTTATTGAATAGGCGGCCAAATAAGGCAACGCTTTTTCTAATTCTCTGATGATAAAAATACGTTCCTAACATTAGTTGCCCTCCACAGTGCCAAACGGATTGCTTTCTGAGAAGTCAATAAAGTCTGTATTGTCACTAAACTCTTCATTCTGAGCACCAGGGGCATTCAGCTGTTCATCAATTACAGTAACCATGCGACGAATGATATTGTCGCTGCTATCTGCTGAAGTAATAACACGAGAAGTGACAAACTCATGGAAATCGCTGTCATTTGAACCCATATGAGAAATTGATATAACGTTATCAGAATCGTTATAATCAACAATGTCGCCGGATACAATAACACCAGAGGCCAACGTTTGAGAAGCAGTGTTGCCAATTATAAATCCTGTCGCTGATGAATCTTGTAGGGTTAGTTTTACAACATACCCAGTCTTTTCAATTGAATCGATAACCTCAATACCAGTGTCGAGATCTTCGTCGTTGTATTCAAACTTCTCACAACGTAGCTTGTAGGTTGGGAGATTGCTTAGTTGATAGAATGGTTGTTCATGCTCAACATGCATAATCTCAAACATTGTGTTGCTAAGTGTGAGGTATATTAAGTCACCTTCTCTAGGTCTGACGCTGGTGATCTCGTTGTCATATCTTTTAATAGTTTGCTGCCAACGGCGTCTAGCTACAACAAATGTAGCCTGATCTCTTAGCTCAACACCAAACTTAGTAAAGATATCCCCTTCTCCGTCAAAGCCTTCTGGATTGTCGATATACATTTCAACAATATAAGCAGAGTTAAATCTGGATGGAATATCGTCACCAAAGATCGGATCCTTGTTGACGATATCGCGAGGAATGTAGTATACATCCTGACCATACATCTTTAATGATTCTATAACGATATCCTCGTATAGACTCTGCTCAGATTTAACTTTTTGTGAGAAATATAGATTAGTGGCCATTAAACTTTCCTTATTGACCCATCAGGTTGAACATGATAAGCCTCAAAGCTAATGTCCGGGTAACGTTTTTGCAAAGACTTAAACATTGTAACGTTTGATAATGCATCATCAAAAAACCTTACACGTGCATAATTACCACTTCGAAGATATTTGTGGAATAGGAATCTTTTGTTTTTTGCGCTGGAATTACCAGATCCAAAATTGCCTGCACGTTCAACATAGACCTTATCAATGTCAATTCCGTGATCTTTAAACGTTTGTAAGAATTCTTTTTTGTTATCAAAATCAGCGCGGGCGGTCATAATAATAACCTTAGATCCTGCTCTATTAGCGTTTGATATAATTGCTCTAGCTTTACTAATCATGCTAGTAATTGGTTTAGAAGTTTTTCTAAAGTTAGCAGCATCTTTAAACTGACCAAAATCAAAGGATTCGCCAGGCTTTAATTTGTATGTGTTAAACTCTTGATTAGTAAGTTGTTTAACCTCCTTTCCATCTTTCATCACTTTTATCTTGGCAAATGTGTGGAATAGGGTGTCATCAATGTCAAACACTGTTAACCCTCGTCCTTCCTTTGCTTCTGTGATAAACGAATAAAAAGATTTCATTGCCAATTACCCTACAAAGAAATCAATTGGCATTTCGTGAGTCAGTCTCATGCTATCCATGATCTGTTCTAACTCAGCAGTTGCATCTTCATAAAACTGACGACCGTTAAGAGTGACTCCACCAGGAAGCTGCATCCCTTCAAACTTCATAAGGTTCATGCCCCACTGCTGCTTAATTAGAGCAGTGGTGTAATCTTTCATGAACGTATCGCTCCACACAGCAGTGTATGTGGTTGGATTAATCTTCATTAGAACTTCTGCTACAATGAAGTCATTTACCTTTACATCACCATCGACGAAATCGCCATGAACATACAATCTGTTCTGGCGTCTTGAGAATGTTGTTTGGGGAGTGCCATTGAGCTGCATATCAAGCAGAGAGATATACTGATTGATCTGGTCATAGTATGCAAGATCGCCAATGTAGCTATGCATATCTGTGATGTCGTTTAGCGCAAGCTGGTATTTGATATCAAAGAAGTTGCGTGATGCACCTACACCAGTCGAAATTGGAAACAGCTTAGTGACATAGATAATGTCCGTACTTAGAGTAATATAACCATTGGTCAAGTCTTGTGATGTCACTTGATGCTTTAAGTAGGTGCGAAGAGTGCCCTCTGAATGATAGTCGTGGTACTTTGACAAAGCATCATCAACTTTATCCTCAATCTGATCTGGATCAACGTTGACCTCAATCACAGGAGAGCCTAGACGGCGTAAGCAATAGTCAATGAGAGATTGTCTAGATGTTGGTATTGCCATAATGTTACCCTTATACAGTGTTAACAGTATTTATAAGGTTCACACTTTGGTAAAATGATAATCCCCATCTACTTCATTTTTGCAGAAGTTGACAACTAACTTAAAGCCTTTTGTGCTTAAATAGTCTACAATTTCCTGGATTTGTGGCGCACCTTTGTTATATTCTACATGTTGTGCTTCTAGAATAATATCTGAGGCGTGCTCAATACATGTATTGGCACCTCTTAAAACATCTAGCTCTGCGCCCTGGATATCCATTTTGATTAGATCTGGAAGCTGCCATTTGTTATAAGAAACAACAGTATCAAGTGTCCATGCAACCTTCTTTACAGCATGTTGTTCCGTAAAGTGACCTGTTGTTTCAATGTAGTAAGAATTACCACCAGGATTTTCTTTGTCTTCATAGAAAGTCAGCTCGTGATTGTCTTTGTCGCTAAGCACTCCAATGTACCAGCTATCACCACTACGCTCAAAGAATTGTTTTGAAGAATCCGCTGCGTCAAACAGATAATACTGAGCTGATGGCCACACTTCTTTAGCCTTGCGAGTCCAATGAAGAACACATGCACCAATATCATAAACAACTTTAGGTTTTATGTTCATCGACTTTAAATAATTAGCATGGGTCGTTGGTAATAGATCCTGCTCAGCTATTCTTTCAATGTGGCTTTTTTGGCTTGCAACAACAAACTTAGTTTGACCAATATGCTCACAAATGATGCTGGTATCAGCCCACACAGTAAACCCAGCATTGACAGCTTGATCGCAGAAGTAAACGTCTTCCGATACTGTATCGCTGTGAGATAACGCCGACTTATAAACAAAATGTGGATATTCAAGTGTGTTGAAGACTTGAGATTTAATTAAACAGCAACCCATTCCACAAGCAGATATTTGAACAATACCTTTGCCTTCGATTTTACTATAGTCGATATTCTTATGACCAATATTAATAGTGTCAAGACCTCTTTTAACGGTGGTTACTGGTTCATAAACCTCAAGAGTGTGTTGACCAGGCTTGCGTTGAATATACAAGCCAGATATAATATCTTTGTCGGCTTGAATCATTTTAGCTAACGCATCATTTGGTAAAACAATATCACTGTCTACTGAAAACAAATAATCATAATGTCTTGCCCAATCCGCAATTAGATTGCGGATCTGGTCAATCTGATAGCCGTAAAAGAACTGGAAGTGAGTTTTATAGCCTACAGGAACATGTAAATCATATATCGACTTGAATGTTTCTGGTTCAATATATTTGTTGGTTGGAATAGCAATTAGAATGGTTTTCATTTGTAAGATAATCCTGCATTACGATTTTGTTCTTCACCACGGATCTTATAGTCGTTTAAAGGATTTATATCATTATACATTACCACAATTTCTTTCACCGCAACTGGATTCTTTGCCTCTTCAAGAGTTGCATAGAATAATGGGTTATCAGCCCCAGCGCGCATCCACTCACCATTTTCATCTGTAAAGATGTCTTCATCTATATGCCTAATTAAACCTTTACGAAAAGTTCTTAGGTGAGTGTAAGGAACACCCCAATTAAACTTATGCTTGCGATAAGACTTATCTTTGATTACTTGCTTGGGGTATGATTGAGCGATTAGAGGAATGTTATCAGCAAGACTCCACATTGAACCATATGTAAAATCATGGCCTTGGTGGTATAGCTCATTGTATAGATGAAAGATTGTATTGTTGTTGACTAACCAATCGTCCCCATCTAACAACATAATAATTGCCTGATCGTTCCACTCCCAAATGTTTCTAAGCTGATTCCAGATTGCGCCCATATTATCCTTGTTGGAGATTAGCTTACAACGGCATCGGGATGCATAAGACAAACTATCGTAAGTATCCCGAGCAACTTGATATGAATCGTCTGTTGATGCATCATCAATCAGAATGTGGTAGTAGTTATTATAATCCTGTTGCGCCACTGATAAAATGTTGTTAGCAATATACTTTTCAGCATTCCAGAATGGTGATACAACAATAATCTGTTGTTGTACACCGGAGCTGGTATAGGTCTTACGATCCACTTCATTGTTGAATCGACGGCCAAACACTCTAGCCACTTTGTTATTGATTTGAGTGACTTTGCGATAGTCTTCAGCTGATAAAAACTTA